TGCAACCCGGACGCACTATACGCTCGCGCAGTACAGGGATGAGTATTGGATAACCGAGTGCGCTGTGCTTGAGGATAGGCATGCATGGTGGGCGTGGCATTGCCGAGCCATGAAACGCTGGGATACCCAGAGCTACAAGGAAGCGCTCATATTATGGGTCATGGCAAAGCTCATAAGCCCAAAGGAGTTTAAAATACTGATGAATATAGCCACCGTCCTCCGGCTATTGAAGAATGACAAGGAAGCCGATCAGTATTTGCAGGAGGCTTCGGAGAACATCGTAGAGGGGCAGGAGAAAGAAGCCTGGGAGTTTATCAGGAACCACAAAGCGGGCAAGTTGCCGATATTGTTATGAACTGTAATTTCATAAAAGAATATGAGAGAAAAAGAAGAAAATATGCCCAATTATTGTATTGATTGTATGAACTTTTTAACAACCACGCTCCATTGGTATAACCTGGAGACTTCGCCCTTCAATACAAAGAAGGTGCGCAAGACCATAAAGAAGCGCGGCCGGGCGGTTATATTCTGGTGCAGGATGTCGGGGGCATATTATCTTAACTCGTTCAGAATACATGAGATAGAGGCATGTGTAGAACGATTCGAGGAGGCATAATGGGTAAAATAGCAGAGCAGGCTAGCCAAGCATTAGCAAGAGGATATTGCACAAAGAGAAACGAGCAGAAGGTTCTAGACCCAGATTTAATATCAGATATGGCCGCAGTTTGCCTTCTCTAGGACTATCTCTATCGATAGATTGGATTTAGAAAATTATGAAAAAGAAAAAAGCTACTAATTGGGCAGAAGAAATGTCGAGAGGGGTTACAATATTTTATATCCTTTTTATAGGAAGTCTTTTCTTATTACTTTTCTTAATATTTTAGATAACAAATAACACACAGGGGCTATGGCGTGGAAGCCTGATGACGAACTAATAAGGGTGATTAATGAAACTCGATAAGATAAGGGAGATATTGTTAAAGATGTATCAAGGACACAAGACTAACTACGAGAAACTAATATGCTGGTTGCCTGATAAGGTATTAGACCAAGCAGAATCCGCCATCAAATCTCTTATAAATGAGGAGTTGGATGGGTTGAAGAAGAGAACAGGTTGGGTAGTTTATTTAAAAGGCAAGCGTTCTACAGTGCAACCATATAACTGTGGCTATAACCAAGCCATCACAGACTGCCAGAAGAAGGTGGAGGAGTTATGACAAAGCAACAGAGGCTTAGTAAGGCTATAGACGAGGTATGTATTAAGTATAATGTGCTTAACAAGTCTTGTGGGGGTAGTTTCGATACTTTGCAACTTGCTATGGAGAAAGCCATCCGCCAATATATCCTATCGTTGTTGCCTGAAGAAGAAGTTTCTTCAAAATATGATAACAAAGACTTATATAAATACAATGATAAAAAAGCTATTGGCTGGAACGCCTGCCTACAAGAGATGAAGAAGAATTTGGAGGGGGAGATATGAATATACCCAAAGAAGCATGGGAAACAATAGGAACTGGAGTAGGATTTTTCTTTGCCTTGTGGGGTTTAGCTAAACTTATAGGGGTGTTCTTTGGATGGAAGCCATGACTAAAAAACCATTGAAGAAGTATCAGATTATATATGCTGACCCGCCGTGGAGTTATAACGACAAAATGAGTGGGCATAGCTTTTCTCTTGACCATGAATACACTACTCAACATAAAAATTGGATACAAGCATTACCCATTCAAAATATATGTGACCAAAATTGTGTCTTATTTTTATGGGTTGTAAGCCCTATGTTAGACGAGGGAATTGATACCTTGAAGTTATGGGGTTTTAAATATAAAACTCTTGCTTTTTGTTGGAGTAAGATTACCACCAATTATAAAAGGGTGAGCAATCTTGGTAGATGGACAATGGGAAATGTGGAACTATGTTTATTGGGCGTAAGGGGTCGTCCCAAAAGGGTTGTAAAAAATGTTAAACAATATGTAGAAGCCGTAAGAACAAAACATAGCAAAAAACCCCATGAAGTCAGAAATCGCATAGTAACCCTTATGGGCGACCTACCTCGCATAGAACTCTTCGCCCGTCAAAAAACAGAAGGTTGGGATGTCTGGGGTAACGAAGTAGATAGTGATATAGAATTGGAGGGTAAAGATGGGTAAGGCGTTAAAGAAGCTGAAGAAGAAGGTATACAGCAGGGATATATAGTAATGACTTGGTATAAAGATAGAGGCGCAACAGGACAAATAAGAGTGATGTGGGATGACCATGAAGTTCAAAAGCTATTATTAAAGACGGCAGAGTTTGTTTTGAAACCATTGAGGCGGAGGAAGAATGGATAACGAGCATAAGATAGCCGAGCAGATAAAGAAGATAATAGAGTCTTGTGAATATGAGTGTATATCAGATAGGGGAACAACAGACGACACAATTGATTATAGTGAAGTCGCCCTCGCCATAGAACGCTGGTTACTTGAGAGAGATACAGAAAGAAAGTGTGCTTCTTGTGGAGAAGTACTGAGCCAAGACTGCCCTACTTGTAAAAGGCTATGGGAAAGTTAATAAGGAGGATGTATGAAGTCTGGGAAGAGGAAGTATGTATCTTACAGAAAGAAAGCACTTGAATGCGATAGAGATGGCACAAGAGTAGAAGCTGAATGTTATCATTGTAGCGGTGGAATATTATTCTGCACTAAGTATAAAGAACTATGTCATAGTGGAGCTTGTGCTAAAGAAAGAGGTGTTAATCAATGACCACTAAAGCTGTAAAGCATAGGGAAGAAAGATGAAAGACTATAAAAGTATAATAGATGTAGCCGAGGTAGAGAGAAAGTTTGAATGGCGTAAGTGGATAGATAAAATACCCTTTATATAATTTCCGAAAGACTGGCAGATACAAGTAATCCCTCCTTTCACGGAAGTAGAGAAATGGATATTGAACTGCAAGCCGCCAAAATTAGATTGCGGGGATATACACGATGAATCTTTTAACGATGGAGTGCTGACCTGGAAGAACACGCTTGAGCATAAAACCTAAATGTTTTATTTGATTTGCCAGGATAGGTATTAATAATATATACTTGTGGTATGTATAATGAAGAAAAGAACGGCACAACCCACTCAGTACGCGATGAGGTAATCCGAAGGAGTTGGGAATACCTGCGTGACAATTTCCATAAGTTCAGTCCTGCCAATCAGTTAAAGGTTTCATTGGAACTTTCAAAGAAGTCAATGCCCACCCAAATAGAAGCCGAAGTTAAAGTAGTCAAGATGCCTGACATCAAAGTAGGCGGCAGACTCGCGGAGTATCATCTTGGATGAACTCACCCTTCCCAAAATACTCGACATCCCGGAGAAGCTATTACCGATCTTAGGAGCCGACAACTTCAATAAATATCGGTACTTCCTACTGGAGGGCGGCAGGGGCGGAGGCAAGTCTCAATCAGTAGCGCGGTTCATTCTATACCTGGCAGAGAAATACAAAATCAGAGTAGTCTGCGGCCGGGAGATACAGAAGAGCATCACAGAGTCAGTCTATTCATTAATGGCTGATCTTATACAAGCCAATCAATTAAACTTCGAGATCCTGTCTACCAGGATCACCCACAGGGCTACAGGCTCGCCTATAAACTTCCGTGGTTTTAGAGAGCAAGGGGCTTTTAACATCCAGGGGATGGAAGGAATTGACATTGTCTGGATTGATGAGGCCCAAGCCCTTACAAAGCAGACGCTCGATGTTTTAATACCCACCATCAGAAAAGACAACGCTAAGATATTCTTTACGATGAATAGATATGCGCATAACGACCCGGCTTATGCGAACTTCGTGAAAAGGGCAGACTGCCTGCATATCAATATCAACTTCGATGAGAACCCATTCTGCACTATGGCCCTGAAGAAAGAAGCCGCTGAGTGCAGGCTATTGAGCGAGAAAGATTATAATCACATCTGGCTGGGGCAGCCTCTTGATCAATCAGAAGACTCGCTGTACTCATTATCCGAGTTGGCACATAGCAAAATCAATAAATACCCGCTCCGGAAAGGCTACGGCCTGAAGATAGCCGGGTACGACATTGCCAGGTATGGCGATGATAAATGCGCTTGCGTTATCTTACAGCAGATGGGCGCGCTGCATTGGGAGGCCATTCACGTTGATGAATGGGAGCATAAGGACTTGAATTACACTACAGGCCGGATACTCCTGACATCGAATGAATACCGGGTAGATACCTCGATCATCGATGAGGATGGCATAGGGGCTGGCCCGCTTGACACTTTGGTTAAAGGCCAGGGGCTGAATAATTTCATAGGCTTCCGCAACCCGGCCATTAGCTATTCAGTAAATAGATTCTACGGCAACAACCGGACAGTCAATGCTTACAAGCTTAAAGACCTGCTAGTCAAAGGCCACATATGCATCACCGATGATAAAGTCCGCGATGAACTCATGACCATCAAATACACATTCGACCATAACCAGCGTAGGATACTCGTATCAAAAGACAAGATGCGCAAGGATGGCATTAAATCCCCGAACCTGGCCGATGCGCTTATTATGGCTGTCAGCCAGATCGGAGTGGTAAAGGCAGAGCAGGAAGTGCAATACAGACCTAATATCCCTCAGTATTATCCTGAGGACAACCTATTCAAAAGTGCAGGGGTGATGTAATGGCAGCAGGCTCAACGATTCTAGGCGCAATGGTAATAGCAGGCGGGTTAGCATATGGTGGTTATGCAATGGGTCAGGCAGGCAAGTCGAAAGGCGCGCAGCCTCAACCGGCTCCCATGCCTCAAGCGCCTAAGCCTACAGAAGCAAGAGACCAGGCAATGGCTGCCGCTCGCTCTAAGAGACTAAGCATGGCCCGGTCGAAATCCATTTACACTTCACCGCTTGGTATAAGCGGCGAGGCACAGATAGCCAAAAAGCAGCTACTCGGACAATGATAATAGAAACGTACTCAGACAAATACTATAACGACGTGATCCAGATCATGGACAACTTCTATGTTGAGGCCATCCAGGCCTTCGATGATAGCTTTGATAAGAATGTCCTGGCTGAGACCATAACAAAGCTTAAAGACAGCGGCACAGGCAATGCGTTCCTACTGATCATTGATGATAAATGCGAAGGGATGCTGGCCGGGATCGAAGCGCCATCCATGCTCAATGACAAGCGCGTCTTCCAGGAGATAGTCTGGTATGTCAATAAGCCGTTCAGGAAGTATGGTATTAGGCTCTTAAAGAAAGCCCAGGAGATGTTAAAGGCCGATGGGTTCGATACGATGATAATGGCTGTGCTTGAATCATCTAAGCCGGTAGAGATCAAGAGGCTTTACGAACGCATGGGATTCATGCTATTCGAAACGCATTACATAAAGGCGCTATAATGGGGACTACATGCAAAGGCAGGAGAGTGAAAGGTTATAAATCCACCAAGATGTACAGACAATGGTGCGCGGCCAGAGGGCTTGATCTCGCAACCCACATGGGCCGATTTCCACTAACGCGGTGGATGTACTATATCGCACCAAAGCCTAAAGCACCTGAACCGTCCTTCTGGACAAAAGTAAAGGACTTCATATGCCAGCGACTATTACGAACCAGCAGACAAAAATAAAGCCTGTCAATAAGTCACGCGCGCAGGAGAAGATCGACCAGTATGAGCAGCTTAAAGGCGGCCGCCATAACTTTGAGAGTTACTGGCAGACGCTTCATGACTTCTTTTACCTTGAGGCGCAGAATGTGAACAGGACTTACTATCCCGGCACAGAACTGGATACGACATATCTCTGGGATTCAACGACCCTGGAAGCCGCTGATGTCTTTGCGTCCGGGTTCATGAACTACCTCACCCCGCCCACATCCAAATGGTTCAGGCTACGCCACAAGAACCCTAAGCTATCAGAGAACAAAGCCGCCGGTGACTGGTTCGAAACAGTAGCTGATGAGGTCAACTATACGCTCAACCGCTCGAACTTCTATGGCCAGATCTTCCCAAGCTACAAGTCTTCAGGCGTGTATGGTACATCGCTTCTTTTCGAAGAAGAAGACATGACAGATGAAGTACGCTTCTGCAACATGCCATTGAAACAGGTGATGATCTCTGAAGACGCAAAAGGCCGCGCCATCGAGTATTACATCGAGTTCGAATACACAGCACTCCAGGCTCAGACCAGATGGGGCCGGGAGGCTTTATCAGATGAGATGCAACGTGAATTGCAAGGCCGGGCTGATGATAAGAAGCATAAGTTCCTACTCTTTATAGGCAAGCGTAACGTGCGCGAGGTACAGAAGACCAACAAAGAGAATATGCCTATCGAAGCGCTATGGATTGATGTCAAAGCCAAGAAGATCGTAGAAGAGGGCGGATATCAGGAGTTTCCGGCTATGGCGCACAGGTTTGATAAGAGGCCATTCATCCCCTGGGGCTTCTCACCGGCTATGAAGGCATTGCCATTCGCCAGGCTCTTAAACGCTGTAGCTAAGACCAATCTCCGGGCTATGATGAAACACACAGACCCGCCGGTAGCTATCCCGGACAATGCGTTCCTTATGCCTTTCAATGCGAATCCAAGAGCCATCAATTACTATAAGAAAGACGCAATGAGTGGTGGCTCAAAGGATATCTTCGCCTTTGGCAACTTCGGCGATCCTAAGGTAGGCCTGGGCGCTGTTGAATACTACTCAAGCAAAGTCAAATCACTTATGTATAATGACGTATTCCTGGCCTTCGAGGGGCTTGACAAGCAGATGAATAACCCTGAGGTCATGGAGCGCGTGAACGAGAAAATGACCATGCTGGGGCCGGCAGTAGGCCGCTTCCTATCCGAAGTATTGAACCCCATAGTCATACGCACGATGGGTATACTATGGCGCAGGGGCAAGCTTCCTATGCCGCCAGATGAATTGATACAAGACCCTAACTACGAGATTGACTTCGTGGGCCAGCTTGCAATGGCTCAAAGACGTTCCGATCTGAACACCCTTGTCACCGGGCTTACGATGGTAGGCGAGATGGCCAAGTTTGCCCCGGAGGCGCTTGATAAGATTGACCCGGACAGGGTCACAGATGAAGTCTGGAGCATCACAGGCGCGCCGGTACAGGTGCTGAGGGATGATGAAGAGATAAAGAAGATCCGCGGAATGCGCGCCCAGGAGCAAGCGAAGCTGCAAGAGATGCAAATGCTGAATGCCGCGGCAGACACAGCACAGAAGGGCGCTAAGGCGGAGGCTGATCTGGCCAAGAGTCGGGAGACCAATAAATGAATAAGCTAACCAACAGAGAATATGTGAAGGCCCTGCAATCGAACCTGCACACGATGTTTGATTCACCGCAAGGCAAGGAAGTAATGAGTTTCCTTGAGAACGCATGCGGATGGTATCAATCCATATTCGATGTTACAAACAGGGATGTCTGCCTCATCAATGATGGCAAAAGGCAAGTCCTTGCTACTATAAAGACGTTGTTAAAACTCACGCCGGAGCAAATTATTGCAATGGCTAAAAAGAAGGAGGAATAAGATGGGCGATAATCCTGTGACCCCCGGTACGGATAATCCAGCGACCGCCACCGAAACACCAGCAGCACCATCAGGTGATTTCAGTTGGAAGTCAGGTTTGAGCGCGGATGTAATGAATAGTCCTACGTTACAGAAGTTCGAAGATACAAGAGATGGACTAGGCAAGGCGGTAGAAAGCCACTTGTCTTTAGAAAAGCTTTTAGGCCACGAGAAAGTACCCATACCCAAAGGCGATGACGATGCCGAGGGCTGGAGCAGATTCTCTAAGGCGATGGGTATCCCGGACAAGGCCGAAGCATATGGTCTCCCGGATGCAGAAGTACCTGAGAGCATGAAGAGCATGTCTTTCGACAAAGGAAAGTTTGCTGAAACAGTTCATGCTTTTAAGCTTACCCCTAACCAGGCAAAAGGGTTATGGGGAGCCTATACGGACATGACAAAGGAAATTTATGCCAATGCGGTCAAGGATCAGGAAACCAAGATGACTGAAGTAGTCAACCAGATGCGCGCAGAGTGGGGCGATGCTTATGATACCAACGTTCAGCTTGGCCAGCTTGTCATAAACAAATTCTCAGGTGACCAAGATACAGAGAACTTTGTTACTGCAACCCTGTCTAAAGATCCCAGGGGTATAAAGTTCCTGTCCAAGATTGGCGGTCAGTTCGCTGAGAATAAGATCGGAGACTTTGGCTACCAGAGATTCTCGCTTGCGCCGGAAGAAGCGCAGGAAGAGATTGACAAGATGACAAGAGACCTGGATGGCCCATACATGAACCAGTCCAATAAGTTCACGGATGCTGAACATCAAAGAGCGATGGATAGATACAACTCGCTCTTGAAGTCAATAAACAAGGCACAAGGATAAGCAAACGCCCCTTTAGCCTTGCTGATGTACCGGACAAGCTGAAATGCCCCGGCGTGGTGTTTGCGAAAGGCGTGACCCTCTCTGTTGAGGATAATCAGTCCTTGAGCAAAGAAGACAACAAAGGAGAGGGAAATGGCAGACACACAAGCAACTATATTTGCGCAAGCCTATGCGCGGAATATTATGCAGCTTGCACAGCAGAAGTATTCCAAGTTAATCAATGCGGTTTATCTTAAACCGAATGTGCGAGGAAAGACCTTCTTCCAAGACCAGATCGGCGAGTGGTCGATGGAAGCTAAGGCAGGTCGTAACGTAGCGACCCCGAACAACGACCCGAACCTCTATCGCAGAATGGCCACTATGATTGATTACCATGACAATCGTATGCTTGACCGCGGTGATGAGTTAAGGACGTTGTCAGATCCAAGAAGTGCATACACGATAGCGGCGGCGAGATCCTTAGGCCGCCAAATAGACCTGCGTATCATAGCTGGTCTAGAAGGAACCGCAAATACCGGCGAGACCGGGAGTGGCTCTATAACTCTCGGTACGGATGCGATATCCAACATAAGCCATATCGCAGGGACACCCGCGACCCTGACATTCGCCAGGGTTAACCAGGCCAAACAAATCCTTGATAGGGAAGATGTTGAAATGGAAGATCGTTTCTTCGTCGTAAACCCTATCGCAATTGAGGATTTACTGGCTACCACCGAAGCAACATCGTCAGACTACAACGCTGTAAAGGCGCTTGTACGAGGCGAGATTGACACTTGGATGGGCTTCAAGTGGATCATGTCCAACCAGCTTACCGCCTCCGGAACACAGACCACCTGTCTGGCATTCCAGAGATACGGTATCTGCGCGGCGCTCGGATCTCAGCCACTCGTCCGCACGGATGAGAGGAAAGACCTGTCGTATTCATGGCAGGTGTACTATGAGATAAACATCGGCACGGTTCGTCTCGAAGAGGCCCGCGTCGTGAAAGTAGACGTTATCGAGTAACCTTACTACCTCGCTATAAGCGAGAGAAAGAGAGTTAATCATGTCTGTTAATGCTGTGAAAGGACAAAACGTAACGAAATACGATTCACCCGGCGGGGATAACATTATCCCTGACGGCTATGTAAAGTCGGTAGAAAAGGTTTGGCTGGATAATTACACTCTAACGAGTAACATTACCCTGACAAATACTTCTATCGCGCTTGCCACGCTGCCTGTGAACAAGAAGATCACCTCGATTGACATACAGATCCAGACTTCTGCATCGCAGACAAGCGGAACGCTGTCGGTAGGTTTCACGACTGATAGCGCCATAGATACCCTCTTGGGTATCCATACTGTATCGCATAACGAGACGATGACAACGCTCAGGTTGCCTGGTTACATGACAGGTTTACTTGCGGCCGCGACAACGCCTACACATGCGAAACAGGGTGCTTTCCAGAAGGTAACTGCTGGAACGCAGGTAACCATCGCCCTGAAATTGAACAACTGGACGATGAGTACCGGCACAGTTAAATCGGTAGTTCGTTACGTCTAGGTAGTCTGGGGGCGGGGCCACAAACCTCGCCCCCTTCTTTAAGGAGGCTTTATGGCTGTAACCCAAACATCTTTAATAAACAAGGCTCTTACCCTTTGCGGTGCGGCTCCCATAACCAATATCACCGATGACACCAATAATGCGCGCATAGCCAATCGCGTGTATGAGATAGCCCGGCAAAGCATACTGAGCGAGTGCAAGTGGACATTCGCTGTTACTCGCACGTCATTATCTGTATCGGCAGTCGATATGGCCTGGGACTACCCGGATGAGACAACAGTTTATGTGCGCCCGGCCGATGTTTTAAGGATATTTGATGTGAGCGACGATGAGGCAGAGTGGAGAGTAGAAGGCGATTATATCATTGCTGACACAACCGGACTAGGCATCCTGTATGTCTACGATCACAACAATCCATCGAAGTACCCTCCGAAGTTCCTAGAAGCTTTTATCGATAAGCTTTGTTCGGATGTATGCTTCATGATCACTAACTCAGCAACCAAAGCAGCAGCATTTATGGAAAAATATAACAAGGTCTCTTTGCCTAAAGCAATGGCAGAGAATAGCCAAACAGGAGTGCATCAGGTTATGAAGGATGATGCCTGGGAGCGGGCTAAAGACTTTAACACTAACCCGACAGCATAATGGCACACGAGGTGGCGGTGACATAATGGGGAAAGTAGATCATATACAAACAAGTTTCGCTGGTGGAGAATTTGGCCCATCGCTATTCGGCAGGACTGATGTAGCACAATATGCTAACGCATGCCAGATAGTGCAAAACTTCCTTGTAAGACCTTACGGTTCAGTACTGTCCACTCCCGGCACAAGGTTCGTCCGGGAGGTGAGCGTTTCTACTTTAAAGACGCGCCTTATTAAATTCGTATTCAACAGGAGCGATGCCTATGCGATTGAGATGGGGCCGCTGTATTTCAGGTTCTATACCAATGGCGGCATAGTCGTAACAACAGGCACGACTCCTTTCACGCT